CCCCTTGACAAATAAAAATTAGTTCCTATATGTCAAAGACAGGACAGGACATAACATATGTTATACGTATGTTAAACATAAGACCAATAACTTTAGTTTTAATCATAATAGTTAAATAATTAAGTGGAACATACGTTATACATATGTTAGGGAACTTAAGCGGTGCTAGTAGACTTTAGAGAAATAATACATCATGACAACAAAAAAATAATAGACTTTAGTGTTTATTGTGTTGTCAAATACAAGGGTCGTAAGTATTACTATATAAATAAAACTAAAGAGGATTGCCTTATAGACCTCTTAGAAGATATAACTAAAGAAGAAATCTTTGTAGAAGAACTTGAACCTTGACACCTGATATACCATTAGTAGTAGTAACTATTATAATTTTTATGATTATTTTGTTGCCCAACTAAAACTTTCTTTTGTTTTAAATCAATGTTCTATACGAAAGATATAAAAAAGTTATACTTTAGGGGTTGACATATACAAAAGAATACCTATGTAGTGTAGCACGGCAAGCGTCATGCTCACACCTCCCCGAATATATTCATGAGTGAGACGCAGAGTATCTGACCTTGCCCCCTTATTTTCCCCAGAGAACCTTAAGTTCTACAAAAGAGCCCCTAAGTGTTATGACTTATCCTAAGAATCAAGTGTTGCCCTATAGTAAGCCTATTGCCAAGTATGTTAGGCAAGCGGTTCAAGATGGTGTGAGCATTAAAGATATTATGGCTACTGTAGCTAGCAGGTATCAGAATGCCCCCGGTTCTCATGGTACATTTTATAAGCTGTACGGTAATGATATAGCTGAAGCTAGGGCAGAGGTTGTCTCTAAAGTTGGTAATGTAGTCGTACAGCAAGCTATGGAAGGACACTTTGCTTCACAGGAGTTATTCTTGCGTAGTAAGGGTGGTTGGAGCCCTCAGAGCACAGTTAATGACCCCGACGAGTATACTGACCCTGACCAAGACTCAAGTGCTATTGATGCCCTCATGACCCTCTTGGGCAAGGATACAGATGCAAACCCTGACACAACAAACGAGTCGTAAGCTTACAGCAGAATCTCTAAGAGCTTTATCTGATGATAAGGTACAAGAGGCACTTAAGCAGCTAACACCTGAACAAGCACAAGAGCTACAACATGATTGGAGCTTTTGGGCTAGAACAGATCAGCTAGAGCCGAGCGGTAAGTGGAATACTTGGGTAGCCCTAGCAGGACGAGGTTGGGGTAAAACAAGAGCAGGAGCTGAGTGGGTAAGGCATAGAATCAAGATGGGTGATAGGATCGTTCATTGTGTTGCCCCCACTAAAGGAGACGTTCGTAGAGTTATGGTCGAGGGAGACTCAGGTCTCCTTAATGTTTGCCACAAGAGCGACAAGACCTACCGTAAGGCTGACATGGGTTATCCTGTGTGGTCTCCTACTAATAACAGTATGACTTGGGCTAATGGTGCCAAGGCTGTCTTTTTCTCAGCAGAAGACCCAGAAAGACTCAGGGGTCCACAGGCTTACAGTGCATGGTGTGACGAGTTATGTGCTTGGAGAAATGCACAAGACACATGGGATATGATGCAGTTTGGGTTACGTTTAGGTAAACGACCCATAGTTTTTGTTACTACTACACCTAAGACTACTAAGTTACTAAGAAGTATCCTAGATGACGAGAAGACTCATGTCTCGACTGGATCAACTTTTGATAATAGTGCTAATCTTGCTGATACTTTTCTTACAGCAGTAAAGAAGACCTACGAGGGCACTAGACTAGGTAGACAAGAGTTATACGCAGAAATACTAGACGAAGCCTCTGGTGCCCTGTGGAACAGACAACTGCTATCTAACTGCGAAGTAGACAAAGATGACGTCCCTCAGCTTAATCGAATTGTTGTAGCCATAGACCCTGCTATTAGTAATAACACTGACTCTGATATGACTGGTATCATAGTAGCTGGTGTTGATGTAAACGGTACAGCTTATGTCCTAGAGGATCATACAGGACAGTATAGTCCTCAAGCTTGGGCAGCTAAGGCTGTTGAGTTATACAGAGAGCACATGGCTGATAGGATTGTTGCCGAGAAGAATCAGGGCGGCGACATGGTAAGACACACATTACACACAGAAGATGAAACCCTACCCATACGCCTCGTTCATGCGAGTAGAGGCAAGATGGCTAGGGCTGAACCTGTATCTGCACTATATGAGCAAGGCAGAGTTAAACACGTCAGAGGGCTTAACGACTTGGAGGATCAGATGGTTCAATGGGAACCTCTTGGGTCTTTAGGGTCGCCAGATAGATTAGATGCCTGTGTATGGGCCATCACCGACCTTAGTCTTAATGGGTACGCAAAGCCACAACTTAAACTAGCATATTCTAGTGCTAAGGGACTCCTATAATGCCCAGAAGATTGAGTAAAACTAAAGCGACCCAAACACTAGGGGTCAGTGGACAGAACGTCCGTAATGGTCAGATAAGGTCTGATGAATTTATTCCTGAGTTACGTGGCAAAGCTGCTATCCGTAAATATAGGGAAATGAGAGATAATGACAGTACTATTGGCGCAGTTATGTATGCTGCTGAACAAGTACTTAGAGACGTCAAACTCAAGGTTGAACCAGCTAATGATACTGAAGAAGCTAAGAATGAAGCTCTATTTGTGGAAAGTGTCTTTGATGACATGGAACATTCGCTTGATGACCACATTGCGGAAGCGTTATCAAGCTTGTCGTATGGCTTTGCTTGGTTTGAGGTTGTCTATAAGCGCCGTGTTGGGCCTACTAAACAATCGTATAAGAAGTATAGTAAGTATACTGACGGGCGCATGGGTGTCCGTAAAATTGTTTGTCGTGCGCCTTGGACAGTCTCTAGGTTTGATGTAAACACCAAGACAGGCGAAGTACTGGGGCTTTATCAGGATACAGGTTATGCACTTTCTCAACACTACATCCCAGCTAACAAAAGCCTCTATTATAGAACTACTTCTATTAACGGTGATCCCAGCGGTCGTAGTATTCTACGCAATGCTTACACATCGTACCAATACTTAAACAACCTACAGTCCATAGAAGCCATAGCAGTAGAACGAGAGTTAGCAGGTATCCCTGTAGCTCGTATTCCTTCTGAGTATCTCTCTGGGGATGCTACATCTGCACAGACAGGTTTTGTTGCCAATCTTGAGCAAATCTTACGTGATGTAAAGTTCAACGAACAAGGCTACATTATCACCCCCAGTGATACCTATCCTGACAAGGATGGTAGTCCTACTAATGTACGTCTAGTAGATGTAGAGTTAATGTCCAGTTCAGGAACTCGTAACCTAGATATTGATCCTATTGTAAGACGTTACCAACATGACATTGCCCGTAGTGTACTTTCTGAGTTTCTTATGCTCGGTGGGGGTAACAATGGATCATACGCTTTATCTAAAAGTAAGACTGACCTGTTTCTACGTGCCTTAGAAAGCTACATCCAAGCTATTGTAGATGTACTTAATAAGCAGCTAGTGGAACGCCTATGGCAGCTTAACGGACTTAACTACGACCTCATGCCCTGTATCAAGGCTGGTGATGTTGCCCCTCATGATCTACGTGAGATTGCAGCATTCCTTCGTAACCTTAACGGTGCAGACATTAACGTCAGTGATCACCCAGAGGTCATACAAGACCTTATGGATATAGCTGAACTGAACTATGACCCTGATACAGAGGTCGCAACTGAAACTGACCTGTCCGATGAGGCAGAAGAAGACAACAAGGAAAATACATAATGGCTATTACTACAGCATTAAGCAAATACTTCAAGCAGGAACTCCTCAAGGGTTCACATGACTTCGATGCACATACTTTTCGTGTAGCACTAATTAAAGTAAGTGCAGCAAGAGACTATGACTCAGATATGGGTTCATACTCCTATCTCACAGGTGGACCTCAGTACTCAGGGCAAGCTGATCCCTCTGCTGCATCTGACCAAGTTACAGGTACAGGTTACGATAGTACATACGATACTTTTTCGACAGGAACTGAGGCTGTTCTTGCTACTACAGACTCTGGTGGTAACTCTGTAACTTACCCTAAGATTGATGGTACTAAAGCTATCGTAGACTTTGACGATGCGGTATTTCAAAGTGTTACAGTAGCTGCTTCTGGTTGCGTGTTGTATAACGCAAGCATGAGTGCCTCAGACAATAACGTAATCGCTACCTTTGACTTTGGTGGTACTGTTAGTGCTACTGCTGGTGACTTTACTGTGCAGTTCCCAACACCAGACAGCAACAACGCTATCCTTCGTATCGCTTAAACTCTTAGGGACTAACGTATTATGGTAAAGCTAGTCAACAGAGCTAAAATGACAATCGCTAGTGGTGGTGCAGGGGATATAACCCTTGGCACTGCCGTTGACGGGTATCAAACCTTTGCAGATGCAGGGGTGTCAGATACAGACACTTTACGATATACCATAGAAGACGGAGATAATTGGGAGATTGGTACAGGGGTATACACTGCCTCTGGCACCACTCTTGTTCGTACAGTTACAGAGAGCAGTAATAGTGATGCAGCACTAAACTGTAGTGGCGATGCTATAATATTCGTCACTATGGCGGCGGAGGACTTTACTGGTAACGCTGCACCTATGTTTACAAATCCTTTACCTGCGGGGATTACTTTAGAGAAAGATGGCACAACTGCAAACGTACTTGATGGAAGAGCATTAGATGATAATGGTTTTCCGATTACTTATTCTTGGGATGGGTTTTCTGGTACAACATACTACGATGATGCAAATCTGCCTCCTCAACTGCAAAGTGCGCCAACTATAAATCAAACTACTGGCGCAGTGTCGGTTATAGGGTCATCTGATGTTTTAGATGCTGGTACTTTCAACCTTAGAATAAAAGCATCTGATGGTGTTAGAACATCCTCAATGTCAACCGCTGCAAAACTATCCTTTCTGTATGAAACAGGAATGGTCGCTTATTATGACGCTGGTGATCCCGCCAGCTATAGCGGCTCTGGCAGCACATGGTCAGATTTGAGTGGCAATGGTTATCACCTGACCTTAGCCACTGACGGCAGTATGGTCTACAATTCTAGCGGTACAGGTTCCAAGCCTTCGTTTACCTTGGGTCAGACGACTGCTGGTGCTGATGCGTTTGATCAGTTCAGTGCTACCCATGATTATAGTGGGTCTGGAAACGTATTCTTCATTGCAATTATGCGTCACCCGATTAGTCAGGCAGGTCTGAACCAGTATGGATTGAGTGGATTCTTGGGGAGGCCCACTGCGGCTAACTGTGCTATTTCGATCAACGACAATACTTTCGCTACAAGTTATTCAATCTCTAGAGGTAATCAAAGTTTTGGCGTTGGCAATGGCGCTGGTTCCGGTGACGTGGCAAATGTCGCATCTCCCGGAACTCAAAGTTACTCAGACTACTGGGTTGATGGGACTCAGTTACCCGAACCTATTGCTAATCTTACCCCCTCAAGGCTGGATTATCACAAACCTA